AAGTAGAGCAAAACAACCTTTCTACTTTTCAAAAAAGTAGAGCAAAACAACCTTTCTACTTTTCAAAAAAGTAGAGCAAAACAACCTTTCTACTTTTCAAAAAAGTAGAGCAAAACAACCTTTAAGAAAGGTTGTGCCAAAATGTTTGGCTCCACCTTTTCTAAAGGTGGAAAAGGTGGATTCTAAAAGTTGGTAATGTTAACTGCTCTATTAATCATAGGTAAAAGAGTTGTAAATTCTAAAGTAAATGTATATTCAAAAACACCAAAATTAACTAATTCACCATTATGGTATCTTAAACGGAATCTTAGTCGTCTTATTCTCTCTACAGGAGGATCAAAAAATTTATACGAGTTTGAAGGACCATCATAATATTGAGAAGTAGGAGTTGATACAATGGGTATTTTTGCAAACGCCGAATTTACAATACCATTTGTTTCATTTGTTGTTAAAGTAAAATTACTAATATTATAAGGCTGTGTTTCATCAATACAATTGTACTTAAAAATTTCCATATAAATATAAGATGGACCAAATATATTGATTTTATAAGGACATTCAATAAATTGAACAATAGCTCCAGCTAGTACATTCCCAGATAAGTCCGTTGCAGGTGTTAACCAAAAACCATTATCATTGATATTATTAACATCTCCATAGTAAAATCGTATATAGTTATTTGCAAGTATATAATTATTAGAAGGATCAACTATTCCAGCCGGAATTGGAGGACAAGACGTTATATTACATCTAGTAAGTCCTAAATTTCCAGGTAACCCCCAATTTGAAAAATCAGGGACTTGATTTTTTTTGCAAAATATTTGTTCATTTATATTAGAATTAGCTGTATAAACAATTTCATTTAAAAGTTCAAAACAATCACATCTATTTCCAAACCATATTTTTTGTGAAACATTATTGTAAACAATAACAAATCGTGTATAACCTCCTGAATGAATGAATCCATCTATTAAATTTGTTAAATTATTATTATTAAAATATTCAATAATTATTTTGGTAACAACTTCATTAAATTTATTTGTTAACTCTGTTGTTATTTGTATAGGATTATAAAACCCTTCTTCTATAGTAACAATATAATTATTGTCATAACTTTTTAAAGCTTCATAAATTGCACTTTCTAGAGGATTTGCGATTTTGTTAGGTGGTTCGTATAAAGAACTAAACTTGAAAATCATTGTAATGTTAGAATTTAAAACAGAAAAAGTATCATAATTAGATGGAAATGCCCAATCAACTAGTTTCATAGTTGAAATATTAATAATATCTTCTGGTAATTCAATTTCAAATTCGGAAGAATTTGGATATGATATAGCATCTCGGTCCTCTGAATGTATTGACACATACTTTTTGTATGACAAAAAGTTTTGAGAATTATGTTGAAGAGGATGATTTTGATTAGTATTTGAATATGTATGATAAAATTTACTCATCTATATAAAATATATACATTATTTTTATATTAAAATATTATTTTATAATAATATGTTAAAGCAAAATATAAACTATGGCGGGAAAACGCAAAATTCAACAAGTTATATAAAAATATTTGAAATGACACCATATACATATAATACAACTTTTAGAGGGCAAGGAACACCGTTTTCTTTTATTAAAACTATTAATCCATCAAAAATAAATGGTTCTTTTGTAAAAACATATAATAATTATTATAATTCTTATAATTCTAATTCTTAAGAATATAATTATTATATAATTATTATATATGAAAAACTGGTATTCAGGTATTTATAAATCATTAATAATAGCAAGTGTAATATCGTTTATTATTTATTTTTTTTCATCAGGTAGTGTTTCTTTAGGAGCATTAATTAGTGGTTACTCTGTATTAATATTAAGTGTAGTGATGATTCTTTATATTATTTTATTTAACATGATGCAGGTAAATCAAAACAATAATTTCTTTAAAACATTCATCTCAATGATCATAGCATGTGGTCCATTTTTTTTACTATTAGGAGTAATTGGCTTTGTTTTATTTTTAGTTATTAGTTACAAAAATAGAATATTATTAGGACATGTATCAAATGGTTATACAACTTTTACTAATATAACTATAATAATGGTATTATTACAAGTGTATTTAGTGTATAATGGTATTAATACTGAAAAATTTGAAACAACTAGAACTTTATCAAAAATGACAACAAGTGTATTATATCTGTATGGAGTCATTACAGCAATATGTTCAATAACGTTATTTACAATTTTAAGTAAATTTTCAGCGGATGGGTTCCACCTTTTAGAATCCACCTTTTAGAATCCACCTTTTAGAAAAAGGTGGAGCCAAAATCTTAAACCTGTAGAATTAAAAATAAGCAAATTATTTTGAGTCAAGCTTTTGAAATTATATTTTGGCTCAACCTTTTTCTAAAAGGTTGATAAATTTATATGTTAATCCATAACTTGAATTGATTTCCCATACACCTGATATTTTTAAAATAAAATTAGCATCTGTTTTATTTTGAATTTCTTGAAAAACCTTTAGATAGCCATTTTTAAATTGTTCGTAAATTTTATATTGAGGAAATTTATTATAAAATACGTTTTCTAATTTTTTCAATATATTTTCTTCTATCATTTTAATTTTTTCTATTAAATTCTTATGAATATCAACATTAAAAATGCATTTATATTTATTATAATATTTTTCACAACAAATATTTTTTAAATTAATAAATAAATAAATACCATTCAAAGATAATGTATTCGTAGAATACAATATTCTAATAAAGTTACCTTCGCTCATAATAGTATTTTTAATTGGATCGCAAAATATTATACAGTTATCGTCATATTGATTTAAATTTTTTACCAAGTTCATAATATATATATAAAAAATATAATTCGTTATATTTAAATTACTGTTGTTTTTAAGTTATATCACCAATTAACATTCTACAAAGTAATAAGTTTTATAATCAAATAAAGAATATTTCATTTATATAATTAACTTAATTTATAAATGAAATATCATGAAACTCATTTTGAAGAATATATAATTGAAAATCACAAAGAAAATCTTCATCCAAAAATAGAAAAGTTATACAAAAAATTTCCCAAAGAAACTAGTAAATTACAAAATTTGATTTTTTATGGTCCTAGTGGCGTTGGCAAATATACACAAATGTTAAAAGCAATAAAAAAATATAGTCCAACTGAATTAAAATATGAAAAAAAAATTAGTGTATCTTACAATAAGCAGCAATATTATTTTAAAATAAGTGATATACATTATGAAATAGATATGTCATTATTAGGATGTAATTCAAAATTATTGTGGCATGAAATTTATTTGCAAATTATTGATATTATATCAGCAAAAAGTGATAAATTTGGAATTATTGTTTGTAAATATTTTAATGATATTCATAGTGAATTATTAGAAAATTTTTATAGTTATATGCAAAAAAATTATTCGCTTTGTGTTAATTTAAAATTCATTTTAATAACAGAAGAGTTAAGTTTTATACCAGATACAATATTAAATTGTTGTCAAATAATAAATATACCTAGACCAACAAAAAGTAATTACATGAAGTGCATTAAAAAATTACCTGCTAAAATTAATTTAGAAAATATAACTAATATAAAAAATTTGCATCTTTATAATGATGAATTAATGCTACAATATAAAATTATTTGTAATAAAATATTACATAATTTAAAAAATATAGAAGAGATCAACTTTTTGAAATTTAGAGATATTTTATATGATACATTTATTTATAATTTAGATATAACAGATTGTATATGGTATATTATTTCAACTTTGATAAATGACAATATAATTCGCAAAGAACATCTATCGCCTATTTTGATTAAAACATTTTGTTTTTTTCAGTATTATAATAATAATTATAGACCAATATATCATATGGAAAATTATTTGTTAACATTAGCAAAAATAATATATGGTTTATAGTCAGCCAATAATATAATTGAAGTGAACTATCTAATAATAACGCGCATTGTATAAATTTATATTCATATAGTTATTAAATCTTGAAACTATTTTAGATTGATTGTTATTAAGTAAACGAATGATTCCTTCTTGAGGCTGAACTATTGGATAATTTGCTTGAGTAAAATAACCGAAACTGTGAAAACTTTTGGGTATACCTCTACTATAGAAACTAGCACTTGTGCGAACCTTTCCCATTTTATTATCTATAATAATATGTTAGATAATAAAAAATAAGGTTTAATTTTCAAAATTGACTTAAAATTAAAAAATAAATAAATAATTATGAATCATTATAATGCATTTAAAATATTAGAAATTGATATTTCTAAAATAGATACAAATGAAATTTCATTATATAAATTAAAAAAACAATATCATAAACTAGCTTTAAAATATCATCCTGATAAAAATGAGAATACTAATGAATCAAACGAAAAATTCAAGCAAATTCAAGAAGCATACTATTATTTAAAGGAAGAATTTCACTTTTTGGATTTAGATAATGATGAATACAATGATAATTGTAATGATAACTGTGAACAAAAAAATGCAACAAACCAATCAATGCCTGTTTACATGGATATTTTACATTTATTTATGAAGGGTATATTAGAGGGTAAATATGACGAAATCATATCAAAAATAATCCAGGAAATTGTTTCGGGATGTAAAAAAATATCGCTCACATTATTTCAAGATTTAGATAAAGAAACATGTATGAACATTTATAATTTTCTCTCTAAATATCGTGTAACACTTCATTTAAATGATTCTATTTTGGAAGGAGTGAGAGAAATTGTGCAACAAAAATTTGATAATGTATTGGTATATAAATTAAATCCTACTATAAACGATTTGTTGAGCAATAATATTTATAAATTAAATGTAAACGATCACTTTTGTTACGTTCCTTTATGGATCAATGAATCGTATTTTGACATTTCAGGTTGTGAAGTTATAGTTTTATGTGAACCAGATATACCTGATAATATATTGATAGATGATTATAATAATATACACATCGTTAGGAAGTTATCTATTGCAGATGAGCTGGTCAATTTAATAAATAATAATCTTAATTTAATGATACAAGTAGCGGATAAAGTATTTGAAATTCCTATAGAAAAATTATGTATGAAAAAGGAACAAATATATACCATAAAAAATAAAGGTTTGTGTATTTTAGATGAGTTTGATATTCATAATTTAGAAAGAAGTGATATTATTGTGAAAATTAAATTGGTGTAAATATGTTTATAATATAAAAAATACTTATATTATAAAATATGAATTATGAAATAATTGAATTGGGTAATACTTGTTTATCATATGAATTGAAACAAATAATATTACAAAAAAAAGCAAAAACTTTATTCATGCTAGGTTGTTTTAATTTTAATAATATTTGTAAATTTTTAGAAGATGGTATTTTTGAAGATATATTTAATAAAGATTTTTTATTTTATGAAAATAAAAAAATAGAGTTTTTTACTAATGAATATCAAAAGTATTATCATAAATATGCAATAAAAAATAGTAAATATAATTTTATGTATAATCATGATTTTGTTTATGACGTTTCATTAAATACCATACAAAATTATGATTTTATAGCAAATGAATTTAATATAAAAATAAAAAATTTAAAAGATACTTTTGTAAATGATAAATTACCAATTTTCATAAATTTTTCAATCGGTATCAAAAAAGAGGAATTACAAATAGAAAGAATGATTTTGGTTTTAAAAAAATATATAAAGAAACAATTTTATATTTTTATTTTTTTATATTCAAAAATAAATAACCAAGAAGAGTGTAAAAATGAAAATGTAAGATATATTTATTTAGAACAAGATTTCAAATCTTGGTGGAATCAACCAAAAGATATTAAAATGTTATTGTATAAAGAAATGTACGAGAAATATGCTATTGTAATGAAAGAAATGAATATAGAAACGACTTTTCTTCCATTTGAAGATCTAAATATAATACTCTAATTTACATAAACGGTAAATCTAACAAATCGTAATAGTTTTTGGTTCCTTTTAATTTATTTAAATTTTGTGAAAAACCCGAATACGAAAAACCGTATAATTCTTCTGCATTTTTACCAATTAAATAATCCACGTACCCACATTCATCATAATTGAAATCAACCATATCATTTTCATTTTTATATAGAATAGTAGAATATTCAGTTAATGGCTTCAACATCCATTTATTATCGTGTAATTTCTCAATGCAACTTGTACATACATATATGGGTAAGTCTCGTTTAAATTTGATATTTTCTATCAACGTATCTAATAAAGGACGTTTATATATTTTATTTTGCCTGTTTAATAAATTAGACCAATCTTCTTCATATCTATAATGAATAAAATTATATTCTTTGCAATTTAATTTATTCATGATTTCATTATATTTTTTTACTATTTTTGAAGAAGGTTGAATAATATTATGTATAATATTTTCATCGTAAACATAACCGTAGTAACTCCAAAAACTACCACCTATTATTACATATTCTTTTTTACAATCTAATAAAATATTTTTTATATTATTTTTTATGTCCTTTAAATAATCCTTATATTCATTACGAAAACATTTTCCTACAATTTTTTCTTTGAAAAAATCATATGTGTTATCATGATTTATATTATTTTTAATTGTATCATAAATTACATAATTTTTATATATGGAAAAAGTATTTGGATCAAAAAACTCGTTAAAATTATATAATCGGTAAACAGTAGGGTCGTTAATTGGTCTACATGTTGCATTACGAAATGTAAATTTAAAATTATTTTCATTGCAAAAATTAATAGCAGATGTTATATTTTTTTTTTGATCACTTAATCCACCTATAGAATCAAAAATAAGAATCATTTATATAATTGGGTTAAAAAATAATTAAAGGTTAACTAAATAAAATAATATAACAATATATGTTTATTATAGGTAGTTACCATAAAACAGGAACTGTGTTACTCTCAAATATTTTTGAAAAATTAAATCAATTTGAAAATAAAAAATTAAACTATACATTTTATGAAAATTTTGGTACTTGTACAGACAATGAAATTAAAAATCATAAAAGTGTAGTAATTATACGAAATCCATATGAAATGATATGTTCTGGTGTAAGATATCATCAAATTAGTAGTGAGTCTTGGTTAAATGAAAAAAAGGATTTTTATGAAAATAAATCATACAAGGAAAAGTTATCAACACTAAACGATAATGATAAAGTATTATTTGAAATGAACAATTGTGCAAAATATAATATTGATCTTATGTATAATGATATAAAAAATAGAAATTATAATGATAATATTTTATTTATAAAATTAGAAGATTTAATAGACAATAATAAATTACCCGAACTATGTAAAAAAATTATAAAGCATTTAAATGCAGAATTTGCTTACGACAATTTTATTGAAGCATGTTTAACGTCTTTAAAACTTGGTCTAACCCATAGAACACATTTTGATAATACATATACATATATTCAAAATTTTAAAAATATACATTACGAAGAATTTGATAAATTGTTTCCAAGTGATTTACTTGAGAAACTTGGTTATATCAAGTGAACGTTATTTAATCGCTCATGAAAAAATAAATTAAAAAAAGAGCATTTTAATTTATTTAATTAATTACACAAATTGCACAAAATACAAACTATATCAACTTTTATTTTAAGCATCAGTCTTCTTCTTAACAACGCGCTTCTTTACTACTTTAGGTTCTTCAACAACTACGGGAGCTGGCGCTGGCGCTGGAGCTGGAGCTGCTGGCACTGGAACTTCCTCTTCCTCTTCAACGTCTTCATCTTCTTCTTCTGGCTCCTCATCACTATCTTCAACTGCTGTTGATATTACAACAGGCTCATCATCGTCCTTAACAGTTTGATTCTTTAGCTTTTCTTTATCTTGTGTCTTGAGCTTGATAAAGCATTGACCTTGTAATTGTGCTCTTGGTTTTTGAACTACTGCTTGCAGTAATTTCCAACTAGCACTGAATTTTCCATTTACAAACCAAATTCCAGCAAATTGAATTAAAGATGCAATATTTGATCCTTTCTTTAAATATTCCAGAGGTGTTACTCCTGGATTTTCAACACTAGGATATAGTCTAGTAGATTCTTCATCATAAATTTCAGTCTTCCAAACACCTTCCCATTGTGGTAATTTCACTCTAATGGTTGGTTGTTTAGTATAATCATACTCTCCAGTAGACTTATTTTTAGGATATTTCAATAAAGGAGTAAATAACTCCTCAATAATTTCAGCACTTTTGTGAACCTTACCAAACCATTCCTTTGAATAAATCAAAGCATCTGCCTTAATTTTATCTTCAAAAGCCTTTAGGTTTCTTAGAAATGCTTCTGTATCCGGAGTTTTGTATTCTTCATTTGGAAATTGAAGTGATAATTCAAATCTACCATTACCGACTTCTTCACCTTCCTTTTTAAAATCACTTGCTCCCCATGTAAGCATTAATGGGGTAGATAAAGTAAGAGTTGTTTTTGTTGTTTTATTTAATATATTTACAGATTTACCACCTTGAGCACTTGCTTTAGGGGCAGTGTACATAATATTTTCAGCATTAAATTGAGCACCGTCTACGATTCTTTCAGCCATTTTATTTTTATGATATACATTATTAGTTTATCTTTAAATCAATTTTTTTTTAAATTAAAAAATAAATTAAAATTAGTTATAAATTCTTACGACGTATCGTAAGAACACATCGCTTTTATTTTAAGTTATAATTAATATAAAACAATTCAAAAAGAATTTTATATAAATATTATATATAGATATATCATTATATATAAAATATAAATGACTGCGATTGAAGATTACATGAATGAAATAGTATTAAAATATGAAAAAAATATACGAATGAACAAAAAATTGAATAAAATAAATACCAACGAACCAGATCAAGCAACCATTTCAACATTTAATGATTACAATAAATTAACAGAAAATAATTATAATATTCAACAATTGAAAACAATTGCAAAATTCTATAAATTAAAATTAAGTGGAAATAAAAAAGAGCTAATAAATAGGTTGTACATTTTTCTTTTTTTATCATCATACATTATTAAAATTCAAAAAATTTTTAGAGGAAAATTACAACGTAAATTTAACAACTATTTTGGTCCAGCATTAAATAAGAGAGAAATATGTATTAATGACACTGATTTTGTCACAATGGATGATTTGAAAGATTTACAATACGGTCAATTTTACAGTTTTAAAGATGTTGATGGCACTGTTTATGGTTTTGATATTGCATCTATATATAATCTAATATACAAAAACACAGATTCTATTAATATCAGTAAAATTGGAGGGATCAATCCATATAATAGAAATAAAATACCATGTTTTGTTATGATAGATTTGAAAATGATTATAAGAACAAGTAAAATACTAAAAATAAAAATAAATTTAGATTTTGACACAAATATTGGTAGTGTTTCAAATACAAAAACAGTTGAAATGCGAGCTCTTTCATTATTTCAAACTATTGATTCACTTGGTAATTATAGCTCACCAGAATGGTTTTTAACACTTAATAGAAATCAGCTAATAAAATTTTTGAGAGAACTTAGTGACATTTGGAATTATAGAGCACAATTATCAAATGAAACTAAACAAAATATTTGTCCACCTAATGGCGACCCCTTTAGACATATTAATTTATCCTATATTATGAATGAACACGATTTACTAAATATAAAAAAAATAGTTTTAGATGTTTTGGAAAAATTCGTTAATAATGGCGTTGATAGAGATAGTAAAACTTTAGGAGCATATTATGTATTAGGTGCATTAACTTTAGTAAATGATTCGGCGGCTACTTCTTTGCCATGGTTGTTTCAATCAGTTTCTTATTTTTAATTATTATACTTTTATAATTTACTCATATTATGGTAACAATATATATTATTTGCGTTAAATCACTTAAAAACTATTTGTTTAGCTATAGTATAATAAGATGGTTAGACAAACTAAAGCTAAGACTACCGAAAGTGAAGAAGTTGTTGCTCCTGTTGCCCCTGTTGAAGTTGCCCCTGTTGAAGTTGCCCCTAAGGAAAAGAAAGTAAAGGTCGCTAAGGCTCCTAAGGCCGAAGCTGCACCAGTTGTTACTGAATCAGCTGTTGTTTCAAGTGAAGAACCAGTTGCTGTAGTTGCCGAAAGTGAAGCACCTCTTGCTGAACTTTCCGTTGAATTTTCAGCAAAACTACAACAAATGAGTTTAAGTATTTCATCATTAAAGAGTGAATTCCGTACACTTGAAAAGAAGTGGGCACGCGAACTTAAGGCTTCACAAAAGCAAAACTCAAAGCACAAGAGAAAGGCCGGAAACCGTGCCCCTTCTGGATTTGTAAAGCCAACCAGAATTTCTGATGAATTAGCAAAATTCTTAGATAAGCCTTCTGGAACTGAAATGGCTCGCACAGAAGTTACTCGTGATGTAAATAAATACATTCGTACTAACAACCTGCAAGATAAGGAGAATGGTCGCAAGATCAACCCAGATCCAAAGCTTGCCACTCTTCTTAAGTTAAAGAAGAGTGATGAACTAACTTACTTTAACTTACAAAAGTATATGAGTCACCACTTCGCCAAGGCAGTTAAGGATGTTCCTGCTGTTGCTACCGCCTAAATCCACCTTTAGAAAAGGTGGAGCCAAATCTTCAACCTTTGGAAAAGGTTGAACCAAATCTTCAACTTTTGGAAAAGGTTGAACCAAATCTTCAACTTTTGGAAAAGGTTGAGCCAAATCATTAATCTTTGAGAAAAGTAGTTTTGCACTACTTTTTACACCTTTTCTCATTTAAAACGCCCAAATATAATAATAAAAAATTGATTTATTATTATAATAGAAATCTATATTCAAACAATTATCAAAAATGAAACAACCAGAACCTGTATATAAATT